TGGACATTGGTGATGAATGTAAAATCTTTGTGGACTCTGGTGGCTATCAGTTAGCAATGGGTACAGTCAACGCAAAGAAATATACAGATGAAGTAGCATTGAAATGGAGTGAAGCTAATGGAAACATCTTTCCGATCTTGGATAGACCTGCATTTTCTAAGCTATATGATTATGATTTCAGTTTAAAATCATCAGTTAATTCAGCAAAGTACTATCAAGAGAATCGTTCTAAGTCAGATGCATATGTATTGAATGTTCTTCAAGGAGAGAATAAAGAGGATATGGAGAACTGGTACAAGAAGATTTCACCATACAAGTTTGAGGGATGGGGCTTTGGGGGTTCCAAAGGAAACTTGGCGTTGATTGGAATGGCCATATTAACTTTGTTGAATAATGGTGAATTTGATAGAGAAAAATGTAAGTATCTTCATATCTTTGGTGTGAGTTCTAATGAGGTAATGGTGTATCTTCAATTCATTCAACGAATGTTGAATAGACAAGATATTGATATACAGCTTACATATGATTCAACATACTGGAATCGTACTTGTGTCTTTGGTGGATATTTTATTAGAGAACAATATATTATTGGAACTGGTATGGAATCTATGAACTGGCCAAACACAATTGACTATGCTAAGCTTGGTAAAGATTTTAAATTACCATGCTGGTGTCCAATATGTGAGGATCTTGATGATGGGTATTCATTCTTTAATACATTTAAAAAGAATAAAAAGGGTGAAGAAAAGATTTCTTTTGTTAAGTTTAATATGATGGTTGGTTTTCATAATTTGTTCTTACAAATGATATATAATAAAATGACTAATCGTATATTAAAAGCAGATATGCCAGAAGTATATAAAGAAGCTTTTTCACCAAAGATATATAAGAATTTGGTGTTATTAGAAACCGTGTTTTCTAAACCAAGAAATGGCGATAATTACCAAATACTACAACAAGTATTTAACAAACGTAAGCATGAAACTGAAACAGCCAATGCCTTCGATGTATAAATATTTGTGGAGGTAAAAAATGTCTGAAGAAGAAAAACCAAAGAAGAAAAAAACAAGTCTTGAATTTATATTAGGACCTGAGGATAGTGCATTAATTGTTCGTACTGATGGACATATTGAGTTGGTTAGTCGTGAACTGCGAGACAATGGTGATGAAAATAATTATCTTGGTGATTTGGAAGATTTGAATAAGACGTTTACTCTTGTTTTAGCCTTTGCAGCTGCTTTGGAAAATGAACAGCTGTATCAACACATCTTTCATAATTTGAATAATGTGTTGCAGAGACAATGGAAAGATTTACCTCCTGAAGAAAAGGCAAGGATAAAAGAAATACGTTTAGATCATTTGCTTAATAGTGATGACACAAAAGATAGTAAAGATGGTGATGATAATAATGAGTGGATGAATAAGTGGAAAGATGAAATAGAAAGGGGCCGACAGAATTTAGAAGATTATATGAGGAGAGCCCGTGATGAAGAATCTTTCTCTCCTGATGCAAGACCATTTGACGAAATGGAAACTAGGAAAAGGCCAAAAAGACGAGCTAAAGTAAATCCACTTAATAGATTAAAAAATGTATCGTGGAATCCATATGACGAAACTTTGGTTACAAAGAAAGGTCAATGGAGATTGGATAGACCACCCGAAGAGGAGGAATAATGAATCCATTTCAGTATGCGAATGATTTGATGAACAAAAAAGAATATGTTGGGGATTGTATTAGGGAGCGAAAGGATTACAAACCATTTTTCGTAAACCGTTCGTTATCTTATCAACCAGACTTAATTCATTATGCAAATATGATGAATGTGAATCCGATGCTTGAGAAGAAAGGACATTATGATTTCTTACATCAGACAGTTGAGAAAAGAAAAAGACCTTTTCGGCCTTGGATTAAAACCAAGAAGTTAGAAGATTTAGCTATTGTTAAAGAATATTATAAGTATAGTAACAAAAGAGCATTAGAATGTTTGGATATTCTAACTGATGAGGATATTAACTATCTGAAACAGCGATTGAATAAAGGTGGAAAATCTCCGTAGTATAAATATTATATAATGAGTTTTTATTGAATTGAAAAAAGGAGATGTTACAATGGAAGATGTTGCAAAATGGACAATAGATGATATGGTTGAAGTGAAGTTGAAAGAAGATGATGATTTTCTCAAAGTAAAAGAAACCCTCACCCGTATTGGAATAGCATCAAGAAAAGAAAAGAAGTTATTTCAATCATGCCATATTCTACATAAACAAGGTAAGTATTATATAGTTCACTTCAAAGAATTGTTTGCGCTTGATGGTAAGCCAACAAACATTTCAGAGAATGATATTGAACGAAGAAACACAATTGCAAATCTTTTGCATGAGTGGGAATTGGTAAGTCTTGTTATCCCCGAAAAAGCACAGCCAACTGTTCCAATACGACAGTTAAAGATTCTCCCTTTTGGTGAAAAAGATGAGTGGGACTTGCAAGCAAAGTATAGTATTGGGAATGTTGGAATTAAATCTGCTGGAGAACATGAAGCTCGTGGTGCAACAGAAATTGATCCAAACGTATTTGAATAATGCTGACGTAGCTCCAATGGTAGAGCATCGGTTTTGTAAGCCGAATGTTGTCAGTTCAATCCTGACCGTCAGCTTGAATAGGAGATGTTATGAATATTAAATTAGTAAAATTAACCACGGCCGAAGAATTGATTGGTGAATGGGATCAGGAAAAGAATTCAATTATAAATCCTGTTGTAATGGTTCCGATGGCAAAAGACAAAGTTGGTTTTCAGCCATGGGTCCCATTAGCTGAGGAAGAAGAAATTTTTTTAAAAGAACAACACATTATGACAGTAGTGACACCAGACTCAAAATTACAAAATGAATATAATAGGGTTTTTGGTTCTGGACTTGTAATACCAGAGGAAAGTGGAATAATACATTAAGTATTTCCTTGTTTGTTTACCCTTTTTGTGAGATAATTATATTATGAGATTTTACACCTATATTGGAATGATGCGTAATCAGATATATGTACGAGAATTCTCTGGTAATGAGGAACATTCATACACAGAGAATTTTCAACCTACCATGTTTGTGCCAGCCCCACCTGAAAAATGTAACTATAGAACATTAAAAGGCAAACCAGTTGCCAATATGAAGTTTGATGATATAGCAACGTGCCGTGACTTTATAAAACAATATAAAGGAGTTGCTGAGTTTCCTGTATATGGAAATCCTAATTATATGATTCAATATATTTCTGAGAAGTTTCCAAAGAAGTTTCAATGGAATATGAATAAGATTAGAATCTATACAATAGATATTGAAGTATCAGCTGAAGATGGGTTTCCAAATATTCAATCAGCTGCATCTGATGTTACAGCAATCACAGTTCATAATAGTTCTACAAATGAATATCATGTTTGGGGAACAGGTGGATATGTCCCACACGACCAGACAAAGAAAATTTTCTATAATGAATGTGATGATGAAGATGATTTGATAGAGAACTTTCTTCAATGGTGGGAAACTAATTATCCACATATTATTACTGGTTGGAACTGTAAATTTTTTGATATTCCATATCTGGTTAATCGTATTACTTATCTTGGTAAGAAACCAGCAAGATTATCTCCTGTTGGTGTCTTGAATGATAGAAATGTTGTGATAGCTGGTAGAGAAAATCAGTTCTATACTCTTGTTGGTATATCTACATTAGATTATATTGATCTGTATAAGAAGTTCACATACAAAGTTAGAGAATCATATCGTTTGGATTACATTGGTTCAGTAGAACTTGGTATGAAAAAAATATCTATTGAAGATGTACAGGGATATGATCTGTATAAAACCAATTACCAGAAGTTTATTGAATACAATATTCGTGATGTTGAGATTGTAGAGAAGCTTGAGGAGAAGATGAAGTTGCTTGAGTTAGTTATTACTCTGGCATATGAATCAAAGATTAACTTTGAAGATGTGTTCTCTCCCGTGAGAACTTGGGATGCTATTATCTATAATTTCTTAAAGAAAAAGAATATTATTATTCCACAACCAGCAGAACAAGATGCCCGTAAAGATATTATTGGAGCTTATGTTAAAGAACCACACGCTGGATTGCACAAGTGGGTTGTTAGTTTTGATTTAAATTCTCTTTATCCACATCTTATTCAACAGTACAATATTAGTCCAGAAACTAAATGTGGGATGGAAGATGATATAACAGTTGATAAGTTGTTAGATCAAAAACTGGACACTACTTTCTTGAAAGAGAATAAACAATGTATGACTCCAAATGGTCAATGCTTCACGAATGAGATTAAGGGATTTCTTCCACAGTTAATGGAAGATATGTATAATGAACGTGTTGAATTTAAGAAGAAGATGTTGCAAGAGCAACAGAAATTAGAAGATGGTAATTACACGAATAAACAAACAGTTGTTAATAATATATCCAGATGTAATAACATCCAGATGTCTAAAAAGATTTTGTTGAATAGTGCTTATGGTGCATTAGCTAATCAACACTTCCGCTATTATTCACTTGAAATGGCGGAGGGCATCACCACAGCAGGACAGCTTGCAATTCGTTGGATTGACAAAAGTATAAATACATATATCAATCAACTTCTTAATACAGAGAATGTTGATTATGTCGTTGCCTCAGACACGGATAGTATATATGTCACGTTTGACCAATTGGTTCATCAGGTGTTTACAGACACAGATGATGCTACTAAGACTACAAAAATTATCACCTTCTTGGATAAGATTAGTAAAGATAAAATTGAACCTTTTATTAATAGCAGTTATGAAGCTCTTCATTCGTATGTAAACTCATATGCACAAAAGATGCAGATGGGTAGAGAAGTAATTGCTGATAAGGGTATCTGGACAGCAAAGAAAAGATACATACTTAATGTTTATGATTCAGAGGGGGTAAAGTATAAAGAACCTAAACTCAAGATTATGGGTATTGAGAGTGTACGCAGCTCTACGCCTGAATGGTGTCGAAATAAAATTAAAGATTTGATTAGGATTATTATTAATACTGATGAAGAAACGGTAATGCAAAGTATTGCTGACTATCGTGAAGCATTTAATAATTTATCTTTTGACCAACTTGCATTTCCAAGATCAGTTCGTGGTGTTGAAAAGTATTCTTCCACAAAAAGTATATATAGTAAAGGTACACCAATTCATGTGAGGGGTGTTTTGCTATATAATTATCTATTAAAAAAACATAAGCTTACTAAAAAATATCAGTCTATTCGTGAAGGTGAAAAAATTAAGTTTGCTTATTTAAAAGAACCAAACACATTACGAGAGAATGTGATTTCTGTTTCTACACATCTTCCAAAAGAATTTGAGTTGGAGAAGTATATAGATTATGATCTTCAGTTTGACAAAGCCTTTCTTCAACCAATTAAAAATATATTAGATGTGATAGGATGGAAAACTGAGAAGCAGGGTAGTTTAGAATCTTTTTTTTGAGGAGGTATGTATTATGTCCAAGCGTTGGAATAACCAAACACAAGATTGGGAAACAGATGTTGTAGAAACAAAAGAGGAGTGGGTAGCACCTGAAACTGTAGAGTTGCCACCAGAAGAATTGCCGTCAGTAGAATTGCCATCATTAGAAACTGTTGTAGAGTTGCCACCAGTAGTTGATACTCCTGAAGAATTTGGTAATGTAGAACTTGTAGAAATACCAATAGAAGTTGTTAATGACCCACGTTGGTATGAAGTAATTGGAAATGTAATAAATAATTATCCTTTGACTGTAGGAGTCTTGGGTGTTGTTTTGTTCGTAGTTGTATGGCAGTTGTTGAAAAAATAAACAGGAGATATATTATGGCAGCGAAGGATATTATTAAACATTTAATAAAGGTTAGCGAAAATGATTTTGCAAGCGTTGTATCCGCTGGTATTGTTGGTGATTGCTCTACTTTTGTTGATACTGGATCGTATAGTCTAAATGCACTATTGTCTGGTTCGTTATATGGAGGTGTGCCATCTAACAAG